GAGATGCCTGAACTGTTAGAAAAGTCTAAAGAGGTTCATGATATGATGCTGGATGACTTATACAAGTTAAAATCTTCTAAGAAAACCAAAGAGATTAAAGAAGCTGTTAAAATGGTAGAAATGCAAGTTGATGAGGTTAGTGATCTAATAGATGGTATTCAGGAGAGGTATCAAGCTAAAAACTTTAATCAGATACTAAATGATTTTAGGCAAATTAATAACATTTTAAAACTCAAAAATTGAGTCCATTAGCAGTATTATTTTTATTTGTATTGATACAATTAATATTCAGAGTATTAGAAAAAAGGATAAATAAAAAGTAGTTCTTTATTAAAAAAAATTGACAGTCAAAAATTATTGACTGTTTTTTTTTATATTAG